GCCAAGGCGAAGGCGCAGTTGGAGCTGGCGAAGCTGGCGCAAGACGGCGAACTGGCGCGAATGGCAAATGAGACTGAGCTGTACAAGACCGAGCAGGGAAACCTGACGGACAGGCATAAGGCCGACATGGCGTCTGACTCCTGGCTGTCCAAAAACATCAGGCCGCTGACCCTCATCTTTATCCTGGGCGCATATTTCACATTTGCCATGATGAGCGCGTTTGAGTTTGAGACTCGCGGCGCGTATGTCGAGCTGCTGGGCCAGTGGGGGATGCTCATCATGTCTTTTTATTTTGGTGGGCGCACCCTGGAGAAAATCATTGACATGAAGGCCAAGAAATGAAAACCAACTTTGACGAAGCACTCAAGGCAGTCCTGCACCACGAGGGTGGGTACGTTCATCACAAAGATGACCCTGGTGGCATGACCAACCTGGGCTGCACCAAGCGCGTCTGGGAAGAGTGGTGCGGCCATGAGGTCGATGAAAAGGCCATGCGTGCCCTCACGCCTGCCGATGTGGCCCCGCTGTACAAGGCCAAGTATTGGGACAAGATCAAGGGTGACGAGCTGCCCGCTGGCGTGGACTATGTGGTCTTTGATGCTGCGATCAACTCAGGACCAGGCCGTGCGGCAAAGTGGCTGCAGTCGTGCGTGGGCGTCGATCCTGACGGCGGCATTGGCCCCAAGACGCTGGCCGCTGTGGCCGCATTCGATGCCAAGACCTTGATTGATGACTATGCCAAGCGCCGCCTGTCATTCCTCACCGACCTCCCCACCTGGACGACCTTTGGCAAAGGGTGGGGTCGCCGGGTCGAGGAGGTGCGCAAGGCAGGGTTGGAGATGGTTTAAGGCGGGATAATTGAGCCATGGCAAACGTCAAGCAGCAACTCGAAGTCCCCTCAATCCCGAGCCTGGGTTTTGCCCCGGAGGCTTACGAGCGCCGCCACTTCAGCGAAAACTACGGTGCGCTTAACGTCTACTTCCGCAAGCTGGTGTCTGCCCTGGGCGCACTCTTTGGGCCGCAGGGTGGCAAGTTCATCAACAACCCCTACGGGGCATTTCAAGACAGCACCGACCAGACGGCAGCCAACACCACCACGGCCTATGCGGTCAGCTTCAACACGACAGACTTTGCCCATGGCGTCACGCTTGCCAACAGCACCAAGATCACGGTTGGGTGCGATGGCATCTGGGACTTACAGTTTTCAATTCAATTTAAGAACACCACCAATGACGGCCAGGATGTGGACATCTGGTTTCGCAAGAACGGCACGAATGTGGACAACTCTAACAGCCGATTCCATTTGTCTGCCAGGAAGTCATCGGGCGATCCATCACATTTGATCGCTGCCATGAACTTCTTTTTTCAACTTGTCAAAGACGATTACGTCGAGATCATGTGGCGGCCCACGAACATTGGCGTGAGCCTTGAGCATTTTGGCACCAGCACCTCGCCGGACAGGCCGGCAGTGCCATCGGCCATTGTCACCATGACCTTCATCTCAAACCTGGATGTCTGACCATGTACATACCTTTGAAAATCCCGCCAGGTGTCTACAAGAACGGCACCGAGTACCAAGCAGCAGGCCGGTGGAACAACTCCAACCTGGTGCGCTGGTACGAGAACACGCTGCGCCCTGTGGGCGGCTGGCGCAAGAGATCGTCGGCGCAGATGTCTGGCAAGTGCAGAGGGATAATGACCTGGCGCGACAACAGCGCCACGCGCTGGATCGCCCTGGGCACGCACACCAAGCTGTACGCCATGAACCAGGCGGGGACATTGAAAGAGATCACGCCCACGGGATTCACCGCAGGCAGCGCAGATGCGGTCCTGAACATTGGTTTCGGCAGCCAGGAATATGGCAACTATGCCTATGGCGTGGCCCGTCCTGATGTGGGCGCGAGTACGCCCGCAACCACCTGGTCGCTCGACACCTGGGGCGAGTACCTGGTGGCCTGCTCCAACGCCGACGGCAAACTCTATCAGTGGCAGCTTGGGTTCACAACGCCAACCCTGGCCGCTGTAATTACCAACGCCCCCACCGGCAACAAGGCGCTGCTGGTGACTGCTGAGCGCATCATGTTTGCTTTGGGCGCTGGCGGCAATCCGCGCAAGGTGCAGTGGTGCGACCAGGAGGACAACACGGCCTGGACGCCCTCCACCGACAACCTGGCAGGCGACTTTGAGCTGGCAACCCCTGGCACGCTGCTGGCGGGCAAGCGCGTCAAAGGCGTCAATCTGCTGTGGACTGATGTGGATGTCCACACCGCGCAGTATGTGGGTGCGCCGTTTGTGTACGGTTTCGAGAAGGCTGGCAGCGGGTGCGGCCTGATCTCGGCCCAGGGCGTGGCCGCCATCGACACCGCCGCCATCTGGATGAGCAAATCCGGGTTTTGGATTTATGACGGTTACGTCAAGCCACTGCCCAGCGATGTGGGCGACTATGTTTTCAACAATATCAACTATGCACAGTCAAGCAAGGTCTACGCTGTGCATAACAGTCAATTCGGTGAAATCTGGTGGTTCTATCCCAGCGTCTCATCAACTGAGAACGACTCATATGTCACCTACAACTACCGAGAAAATCATTGGTCGATTGGTACTCTGGCTCGCACTGCTGGCAGCCATGCTGGTGTGTACACAAACCCCCTGATGGTGTCCACCGACGGGTATGTGTACGAGCATGAGGTGGGTTTTGCTTACGACGGCGCATCGGTCTTTGCCGAGTCTGGGCCTATCCAGATCGGCAATGGCGACAATGTGATGGCAGTGCGCGAGGTGATTCCTGATGAGCAGACGCTGGGCGAGGCGGTGGTGTCGTTTACCAGTCGGCTGTACCCCACAGGAACGCAATCGTCATTCGGGCCGTATTCGGCAGCCAACCCAACCAGCGTGCGGTTTTCTGGCCGCCAGGTCAATGTGAAGGTGACCGGGGCGGTGCTGGCTGACTGGAGGATCGGGACCATGCGCCTGGATGCTGTGCCCATGGGGCGCAGATGAGCGACCTGGAGCATCTGTACAGGCTGCGCCACCATGTGGAGGCGGCCTTAGAATACAGTGGAGGAACACACAATTTCGACGACATTGCCGAGATGGTTGAAAAGAGCAGGCTGCAGGTGTGGCCTGCAACCAGGTCGGTAGTGCTCACAGAGATCATTGTCTATCCGCGCCTGAAGAATCTTCATTATTTTCTGGCTGGCGGCGACCTCGATGAACTCTCAAGGATGCGACCAATGATCGAGTCCTGGGGCAAGTCAATAGGTTGCACCAGGGTGACCTTGGCAGGCCGTAAGGGCTGGGCCAAGACATTTTTGAAGGATGAAGGGTACAGACCGCAATGGTCAGTACTTGCAAAGGAGCTGTGATATGGCTGAATTTGTTGCAGGCGGTGGTGGCGGCCCATACGGTGGATTTCGCACGCAAGCAGAATACGACAAGGCTGTAGCCGACAAGGCTGCTGCTGATGCGCTGGCCCTCCAGCAATTGATGGACTATCAGCCTACTGGTGCGTCTGCATATGGTGATCTGTACACCCGCGCAGCAGCCGACCCATCATTGCTGCGCAAGTTTGCTGGCGAGAGTGATGCAGATGCGCTCATGCGTCTAAAAGCCAACATCATGGATGCGGAGCAGCGTCTTGCGAGAAGGCAGGCAGTTAGACAACAAATCGAATCTGTCGGGGAAAACATGGCCGTATCAGGAACGCCATATGGCGACAGTCTGATATTTGGCGGGGAGTCAGCGCCAACATCCGTCCAGAGTGTTGGCGATTTTGTGGCTGGCGGCACAAATGTGCCTGCTGGTGTAGTCACCACCGGCACCACCGGCGCGGGCGCATATGACCCGCAGGCGCTGTTCCAGTTGATCTATGGCCGCCAGGGCACTGCCGATGAGGTGGCCGCACTGGCTGGCAAGTCTGAGGCCGATGCTCGGGCGATTCTTGAGCAGTCGATCAGCAGGTTCCAGAACACGCAGTTTCCATTCCGTGGGGCGCAGATGTTCACGCCCCAGGTGGTGGGCCAGCCAACGGTGCAGGACAGGTTCCAGCAAATCTATGGCCGCCCAGGCACTGCGCAGGAAGTCGCCAACCTGGCCGGGATGAGCGACGACCAGGTGCGTGCGGTCCTGACCGGGGCGCTGGCGCAGTATCGGTTCGACCAACCGGCGCAGCAGACGATTGCACGCGACCTGCAGCAGTACGTCTCGATGGCCCCTGGGTCGCAATTCAACCCGTTCTATGGCGGCGGGGTTTCACCCTATCAGCGCGTCATGGGACAGATGCCTGCATTCGAGAACCCCTACGCTAACGTGCCGATCAACGCCCCACTGGGTGGTTTTGACCCGCTGCTCTATGAGCGCAGGCTGCCGATTGCGACGACTGGAGAGAACTATTACGTCACCAACCTGATTGATGGGTCTACGGGCGGCGACTCTGGTGGGGTTGGAGATAGTGGCGGCAGCACCGGTGAGGGTGGCGGCATGGGCAACACCGGAGAGGGCGGCCCTGGCAGCGTCGGCGGCTGGGCCATGGGAGGCTTGATTGACCGTGTGGGCGGCGCAAATCCTCCGGGGCCAGACGATGGTCTTGGAATGCTTCAGCTTGGCGAGTACGTCATCAAGAAATCATCGGTCAACAAGTACGGCAAGGGTCTGCTGGACGCGATCAACGCTGGCAAGCCAGCCAAGAAAATTAAATCTCTTCTCGATTAAAGGGGCACGAAATGTCAAAAGGCGGCGAAACAACCTCCACCACCTCAATTGATCCAGACATCAAGCGAGCGTTTCTTGCCAACTTTGAGCAGGCCCGCAATGTGGCTGGCGCTCTGCCGGTGCAGCAGTTTGCGGGGTTCTCGCCGCTGTACCAAGCAGGCGAGGAGGCGCTGGTCAACACAGCCCTGGGCGGCCCCGGCATTGCTGGCACCGACCTGGCCGCGCAGATGGCCGCAGTGGGAAGCACCTACCAACCGATGCAGCAGCAGGCGGTGCAGGCCAACCTCGGCATGACCGGACCAGGGGCAATCTCAGGGTACATGAACCCCTACACCCAACTGGTGCGTGAGAACGCCCTGGCAGACCTTGAGGCTGCGCGGCAGGCCGCAATTCGGCAGACGGGTGAGCGTGCCACCCAGGCCCGCGCATTCGGTGGGTCGCGCCAGGGTGTGGCCGAGGCGCTCACCAATCTCGGTTTTGCCAAGCAGGCAGGAACTCTCGGCACCCAACTAAATGAGCAGGCATTCAACCAGGCCGTGCAGTTGCAGGCCGCTGACCTCGCCCGCCAGCAAGCAGCACAGGCTGCGAACCAGGCCGCAGGCTTGCAGGCGGCTCAGTTGCGGCTCGGTGGTGCTGGTCAACTCGGCAACCTCGCAGCGCAGCAGCAGGCGCTGCGTCTGGGTGGCGCGCAGGCCGTCATGGGCGCAGGGGGCGCTCGGCAGGCGTTGGCGCAGCAGCAGATGGACGCAATCCGCAATATCGGCCTGCAGCGCCTGGGTGTGGTGCAGTCCAGCCTGGGGGCGCAGCCTGCCAACTTGGGCCAGGTCGCAACGACTCCGTACACGCAGAATGTGGGCGCTGGTGCCCTTGGCGGTGCATTGGCAGGGGCGCAGCTTGGCAGCATCGTGCCGGGTATTGGCACGGCGCTTGGCGCTGGCATCGGTGGAATTCTGGGCCTGCTCGGCTAACGGTTTCGATTTCGCAAACATCGGGCAGATGTTCAGCGGCATGGCCCCAGGGGCCGCGCCAACCGGCCTGGACGCCCTGCTCAACGAGGAGCAGCGCCGCCTGCTGGGCCGCAATGCTGCCCTGTCGGCAGCCGCCGCATTGCTACAAGCAAGCGCCCCGAGCCGCCAGCGTATCGGCCTGGGGCAAGCCCTGGGCAGCGCACTGCAAGCAGGCCAAGCTGGCTATCAGCAGGCCCGTGCCGGGGCGCTGCAGGATGTGATGCTTGGGGAGAAACTCAAGGAGGCGCAGCAAGCCAGACAGTTGCAGCAGCGTGTGGCCGGTGTGTTTGCGCAACCGCAACCAGAACTCACTCCAGCACAGCAAGCCTTGGCCGCACCTGGGATGCAAGTCGGCCCCACCATGCAACGCGCCGAGGTCATGGCCGCCATTGAGCCGCCAACGC